AGCTTTTCCGTGGTCGCGCCAGAATTGCGGTAACGGATAAGGCGGCGCTCTCCGTTGCTACCCTGTTTGATTGGAATTGGTTGGCAAAGCGCGTACTACCTGACTTCGAGCGGAAGGCTTACGACGAGGCCACGGCGCCAGCGTGGAAGGCTTACGCCGAGGCCGAGGCGACAGCGTGGAAGGCTTTCGGCGAGGCCACGGAGCCAGCGCGGAAGGCTTACGACGAGGCCGAGGCGACAGCGTGGAAGGCTTTCGACGAGGCCAAGGCGACAGCGTGGAAGGTTTACGCCGAGGCCACGGCATTAGCCTTTGTTCGCGCTTATCAAAATTCCAAATAACGCAGCATCACATAGGAGTACTAACCATGGAAACGTCAGTTCTTAAACCGGGTTTGCTGGTATCCCTCAAAACCAGCATCAACGGCGGCGCGGATTATCAGCGCACCGAAATCGAAAGGGACCATACAACGGCGGACGGCGCGCGTGAAGCGAGATGGGAGACCCGTCGCATTATCCTGGACCCCGCCGAGTACGAAGCCGCTATCGTCGCGCGCAGCAAGGCGCGAGGGGCAGTACTATCAGCCTGCCGCAATACTGGATTTGGCCTGCTTTGCCCTACGGCGGAAGCAGACAACCTGCAAACCGCTATTGACGTAGCGCGCGGCATCGCGGAGGAATTCAACGCCACGGCTAAACGTACGACTGTTTCCATTTACGTAATTACAGGCCGCATTGCGGCTGATGATGCAGAAGCCGCGCGCGCCATAAGTTCCGAAGTACGGGAGTTATTGAACGATATGGAAGCGGGTATCAAGCGCGCCGACCCGGAAGCGATTCGCGAAGCAGCCAACAAGGCGCGCGTGTTAGGGGGCATGCTGACGGAAGGCGCCAGCATCAAGGTAAACGCCGCAGTTGATGAAGCGCGCAAGGCCGCATCGCTTATCATCAAGCGCGTTGAGAAAGCGGGTGAGTTAGCAGAAAAGGTTGTTGTGGCACTGTCTACCGCGTCAATCAGCGCCGCGCGCTTTGCTTTCCTTGATATAGACATGCCGCAAGCCGCGCCGGTAGTCACGGAGCAGCCTGCAACGCGCGAAGTAGACTTGCCTGAATGCGCCGCCCAAGCAGATACATCCCTTGATTTCACGGCGCCCGTAGCGGTTAGCGGTCCGGAATTGGAGCTATAGCCATGGTTTGCGATACCCGCATTCGCGCCTTACCCGCGACACTACGCCCCGCCGCTGAACAGCGCCTGCAAGAAGCACTGGCCCGACTGGAACGTGCCTTGGCTGGCGGTACAGTTAAACCCGTGATAGGCAGCAACGGCGCCGTGGCCTTCAAGGGGCTATGGCTCCGCGACGGCATCAGCGACGTTTGCGCCTATCGTGCGCTAACGGCGCAAGGCTCTGCCGCAATGCGCGCAGCAATCGCGCGCGCTGAAGTAAACGCTGGAACGAAAGTTAACCTGCAGGCCGTCGCAAGCGGCGTGCATTCACATGACGGAGGTACGACATGGCACACAGGCCACTAATCCAGTACTGGCAATTGCGGGCGAATCTGGCGCCCGAATCTACACCCGCGACGATTGACGCGACAGGCACCAGATGCGCATGCCACGGGCTGCAGTACTACGTTTGCGATACATGCGGCTACCTGCATTGTCCCCCGCGGCCATGTCATCCCGCCCGTGCCCGTAAGTGTACGCCCGCCTATCGCTGGCGCGCATTGGCAGCCGCGCTGGCCGCCTTTAGTACCGATGCCCTGTCACACGCTGATTATTTGACTAGCATCGTGCATTCGCACGGCGTTGAATTGCTGGCCGCGGGTATGGCTGCTATCCTAGCAGCATCCTTAATTGCAATTTTTTGCAACCTTGAAAAGGAACCAACATGAAAACCATTACCCTGCAACAGATTCGCGGGCATAACCCCTGCCCCGACCAGTACAAACTCGCCGTCAAGCTTTTCCGTGGTCGCGCCAGAATTGCGGTAACGGATAAGGCGGCGCTCTCCGTTGCTACCCTGTTTGATTGGAATTGGTTGGCAAAGCG